GATGACAATTGACTTTGAAAAAGATCAACAAGATGCAATGAAGAGGACTGATGGTCTTCAATCACTTGCAGATCAAGTTGAGAAGTTGGAGTCTTTACAAAAGAGACAAGAGCTTCAAGAAGAGAACCTAAAGAATACAAAGACTGAAATACAAAAAGTCTCTGGTGATATCATACCAACCATGATGTCTGAAATGGGTTTATCAGAATTAAAACTTCAAGATGGATCACATCTTAAAGTTTCAACGTCGTACCGTGCAACAATAACGGAAGCTAATAAAGCAACGGCGTTTAACTGGCTTCGTGATAATGGACTAGGTGATATTATAAAAAACGAGATTATGGTATCCTTTGGTCGTAACGAAGATAACAAGGCAGCATCATATGCTGAACTTGCGAAGAGTCAAGGGTTTCAACCGACACAAAAGATGAAGGTGGAGCCCATGACTCTGAAAGCGTTAGTCCGTGAGCGTATTGAGGCAGGTAAAGAAATGCCAACGGAAATCTTCGGGATATTCTCGGAGAATAAAACTACAATAAAAAGGAACAAGTAACATGAACCAAGTAGCGACAAAAAAAGAAGGAGCATTAGCAGTAAACTTATTTGAAGCTGATGCAAATCAAGGTGCTCAAAATATATCGCAAGAAGATCTTGCGTTGCCTTTCTTAAAAATTTTGGGCCAACTATCTCCAGAGGTAAACAAAAGAGATGGTAAGTATGTCGAAGGCGCAGAGCCTGGCAAAATAATAAACACTGTCACTAATCAGTTGTATGACACAATAGAAGTTGTGCCATGTCATTACAAAAGACAATACATAGAATGGCAAGACAGAGGCCAAAGCACTGGCGCTCCTGTAGCTATTCACGAGGCAGATAGTGATATTATTAGTCAGACCACTAGAGGTAAAGACTACAAAGATAGATTACCAAACGGTAATTATCTTGACAATACCGCTAATCACTTCGTATTGATTCTTGGAAAAACTCCGCAAACAGCGTTGATTTCAATGAAGTCTACTCAATTAAAAGTTAGTAGAAAATGGAATTCGATGATGATGGGGATCAAGATGCAGGGTAAGAATGGTTTGTTTACTCCGCCTACTTACAGCCACATTTATAAACTATCAACCGTTCAGATGTCTAATGACAAAGGAACATGGTTTGGTTGGGATGTAGCTAAAGTCGGTCCAGTACAAGATAAGTCAGCTTATGAGATGGCTAAATCTTTTGCTGTGAGCGTAGGTAAAGGTGAAGTAGAGGCTAAACCAGAAAATCAAGAAGTAAAGAAAACTTCAATAGATTTATAATATCCTAGGTAGTGGGCGTCTAAGCGAGAGTGGAGACGCCCATTTAACGTATGTTGGAAAGATTTATAAATATATTTGAAGGTTTAAATAGGGCTTACGGCACTTTTGTAAAAGGCAAATCTTCAGGGATAAAAGCAGAGGGACGTAATAACACTATAAGAGAACCGTTAACGAAACAACTTTGGCAGAATCACTTAGATGGTAAATATCCTTCCATAGGAGTTATGCCACTAAAAGATGATGGCACGTGCAAGTGGGGAGCAATAGATATTGACCTACCAGAGTTTGATTACGAAGATCTTTTAAAAACAATTAGAAAATTAGAACTACCTTTGATTATGTTTAGATCAAAGAGTGGTTGTGCTCATGTCTATTTGTTTATGAAAGATTTTACAAACGCAATTGAAGTTCAAAAAGTTATGAAAAAATTTGCTGCTAAACTTGGAGTAGCAGATAAATTAGATAGAATATATCCACTACAAACAGAAATAGATCCAAAAGACACAGGCTCTTATTTAAATTTACCATACTTTAATCATGAAGAAGGTAGTAGATATGCATGGAATGATGAATTTGAAGCTGCAACTATTGAAGAATTTTTTGAGATGTATGAAAAATATGCACAGGATAACTTAGGAAAATATTTAGTAGACGAAAAAATACCTAGAAAAAAAGAGAAAGCAAAAAGTTTAGAAGACTTATACATCCCGTGTATGAAAAACTGTTTAAAAAGAAACGACAATAAAATACCTGCAGATATAGGTAGAAATGATTATCTTATGCACTGTTTTACATGGGCAAAAAGAGCAGAGAAACATGCAAAAGAAATACCTGAGTTTTCAAACTTTGATGCAAAAGGTTTGCTAAAATTTTTTAATAAAGAAAGTATGGAGAGCCCTTTACCAGAGGATGAGATAGAAAAGACAATATTTAAATCAGAAAACGTTGAGTATAAATATCTTTGCAAAAGACCAAACATACAAAAAGATTGTGATCCAACAGCGTGCAGATTTCATATTTGTGGTATCAATAAAGAAGAGGCAGAGAAACTTGTAAGAGCAGAGGAATTATTTGGCACCATAACAGAATACACCAGTGAACCTCCTGTATTTTTTGACGTTGTAAAGGTTGTCAAAGACTCTATTGAAAATTTAAAACAGGTTCGTGTAGAGTTTACAGGATCAGAAATCATTGATAAAAAATTATACTGCACCAAACTTGCAGATACAGGTTATTTTCCTCCTCGTGCTTTATGGCAGATGAAGCCAGATGACTTTAGACAATGGCAACTACAAAGACTAACTAAAAGAAACATAGAAGAAGCAGAAGAAGAAACACAAAAGAAATATCAATTCGAATCTTTAATTTATGATTTTATAGAAAAAGCTACAGTTAGTGTTGAAAAACATAACATACAATGGGGCACTTGTTATTTTGATCAAAAACAAAAAACAATAGAGTTTAGACTAAAAGATTTAATGGATTACCTGTCTTCTAAAAACGATAGAACATCATCTAGAAAAATATGTTTTGACCTTAAAAAGATCATGGAGGCAACAAGAAATAGAGGTGATTATCAAGACAAGGTAAGTAAAAAAAGAGTCTCGTGTGTTACTTGGAAGTTTGCAGCAGACTCAAGTAAATTTGCAGTAACAATAAATCAAACAGCAACAAAACAAATAAAAAATGATAAAGATTAGAATAGCTGGACCACCAGGCACAGGTAAAACAACAAGACTTACAAAAATATTTTATGAACTGTTAGATAAATATTCTCCAGCAGATATTTTACTTATGTCTCATACAAAAACAGCCGCTAAAATTATAAGGGATAAAATATTAGAGCCCAAAACTATACTAGATTATCAAAAAGAGACGGGCAAAGAAATATATTATAAAGTTCAAAACTCAAAGAAAACATTAGAAAACAATGTTTCTACAATACACTCGTACTGTAATTCAATAGCAAAACAAGTAACCAAAGGGCAGGAGTTTGATTTAGATGATTACGATATCATGTCACAAATGCATCCTCTATTTAATAAACATACTATGAATAAAAAATTCAAGGACATAGATTCTTTATTTAGACTACATCCGTTTTTTAAATTTAATAGTTTTGCTAGAAACAATGGAATGAGTCCGATTGAATACTACGCTACTCTAGGCTTTGAAGAAAAAAATGATTATAAATACTACCCAACAGAACTCCAAGAGTTAGCAAAAAATTACCACAGCTTTAAAACTGACATAAAAATCAATGAAAGAGCTGAAGCATTATTAGACTTTGATGACATGATAGAATATTTTTATAAGATAAAGAAAGCAGAACCAAAGTATGCTCATGTTAAAGTTTTGATACTAGACGAAGCACAAGACTCTAGTGTTATTCAAAGAAAAGCAGAAGAAGCATTATCTAAAAACGTAGACTATTTTTATAAAGCAGGTGATCCTGACCAATCTATATTTGAATTTTCTGGAGCTGACCCAGATGCTTTTCACAAAGAGTTTGCAAATCCTGAAATAGAATTAGAACAAGGTTATAGGTGTCCACGTATTGTAAACGATTATTGTAAAAAAATTATAAAAGATATATGGGACCATTATGAATACTCAAGGGTATGGGCGCCATTAAAAGATAAAGACACTGGAGAAGTTATTGAGGGTGAAAAATATATGTTAAGGGACTTAGAACAAGATGAAAACGCAGCTGAACTAAGAAGACGTATATTAGAAACAAAAGAAAAATTTATATTTACATACAGAGGTAACGATCCAATACACACTATAAAGTATTTAATAAATATAAACGTGCCTTTTCAAATGCCGTACAACGATTTAAAAAAACTACAGAGAAAAAAAGTATTTGAGGATCCTACGAGACAAATAAAAAATCAAAGATTATTTTTACAATTGGCTAATGGTGAAAGTGTTGTCTTAAAAGAGATAAAGCAACTTCTAAAATCAATTGACCCCAGATACCTTGGTAAAAATTATAGTCTAGAAAAAATGGACTCTATTGCAAGGGGAAGTTACGATTTAAATTTTTTGATAGAAAAAGAGTTTTTACGTAATGAAGTAAAAAACATAGAAGATTTTCAGTTAATAAATACAGTGCGTAGTATTTTTATGAAAAATTATATACGAGAAATAGTCAATAATAACAGGGATTTAGAAGACAAAAGAATTTTTGTAGAAAACATACACACAATAAAAGGAAAAGAATTTGACAACGTAGTGCTTGATCTAACTCTAACAAGAACAGAAGATAATTTTTCTAAAAAGAGAATGAAATATGTTGCGTGTTCTAGAGCAAAGAAAACATTGTGGTTGGTCAAAAGTAAAACAAACTTAACACTAGAAGGAGAGGAGGATAAATATGACTAATAAAGATATTTTTAAAGAAGCGTTTCCACAGAGTCGACAAGTAGGTGGTAAACACTACAAAGATATGGTGATACAACCGTATGAATTTATTTCTAAAAACGATCTTTCATTTTTTCAAGGCAACGTTGTAAAATACGTATGCAGGTACAAGTTGAAAAATGGTATACAAGACTTAGAAAAGATTATACATTATTGTGAATTAGAAATAAAGAAATTGAAAGATACTAAATGAACATACCTGAGACATCAGAGATAGAAATAGAAAGTGGTGAAACCGTTGCAATTGACTTAGAGACCTATGATCCACAGCTAAAGACTCACGGATCAGGGGCCATAATAGGTAAAGGTAAAGTGTGTGGAATAGCTTTAGCTTTTAAAGATGAAAAAATGTATATACCAATAAGACATCGGTACGGCAAT